GTCACAACGGTCGCTCGCCGAAGCTTGCGACCCATCGGTGTTCCAACCGGAATGCTGGTGACGAAATCCGAACTAACCCACAACGGCCGCTCGCGCAAAACGCGAGCGAGACGCAAGAGGCTCTTGAGCCCGTGCTTCCGCGAAAGCGGACGACACGAAACCCAAGGGGACCTCTTCGCGTTCTTGAAGGGTTGTGGTTTGGTCCTCGCTGGTCTCCTCGAGACGTCAACGACCCTAGTCTCGCACTCCTGGAAGTGAAGAGCATTACTGCATCTTTCCTCCATAAGAGCCACGAGCTTTGGGCCGTCGAGCAGTGTCCGATCTGGTCCAGGCGTGGTGTAAACAGGGTGCGCGGCGGTGAAACCGTCGCGAACCTGTCTGCCCCGGCTGGTCCAGACTTTCGACTGCTCAAGACGTCTCGGGAAGAGGCCCTCCCCTCTGTACTCGCCCTTCGTCGTTGGCAGAAGCAAGGGGTCGAACCCACGCGATACCGCGTAGGCCAACCTCTGCCGAACCTGACGACTCGCGGCCAGCCCTCTCGAAGTGTAACCGTAGCCACCAAGCTCCACCGGAAGGTGGAACAAGGCGCTGCGATTGAGCCACGGAGAGAGAGTGACCGCGACCCGCTCCTGCGCGTGCCCGTGCCGACGCACGACGTTTGGTGTTGCAACCATCGGTCGAGCGCCGCCTGGCGCGGGACACGCAGGAACGGCGAAGAGGCGCGTACGCTTCTCCCGTCCGCCCTTGGTCGCTGGAGTACCAATCGTCTCGCAGAATGTGAAAGCACCCTGCGAGACGAAGGTCTTCGCGATGTTGAGCTCGGCGCCGACCATCTCGAGAGCAACCGCGTACTCATGCAACTGAGCACGCAGTCTACGCTCCGAGCTGGCGGCGCCGACCGCATCATCGCCTCGGACCCTTCCGCTGGAGAAAGCGGAGGAGGCCCAAGCAGAGATCCAGGACAGGACGACGAAGCTGAGGGGAGTGCCCATCGGACTGCCTCTGCGCCACTTCCAAGTGCGCTCCTCGTCTTCACCGGCGAAGGAGTACTCCCAAGTGTGCAGAGGATCCAACCCGAGCGACGCCTTTGCGAGCGAGAGGTCATCCTTACGGATGCACCTGGACTCGCAGAGCGCCGCAACGACTGCCTCCACGGCGTCATGATGGAGTCCGTCCGTTGCCTTCGACATGTCGACACTGGCGAACCAGGTCGACACGCGAGAAGGCAACGGAGGGAGGTCACCTGGCTTGCACTGAGACACGTCCCAGTCAGCCTCTGGCAACAAATGGCAGGACTCTCGCACCCAGGAGCCCTCAACAAAGTTGAGGGCCGAAGGGATGCCGAGGGCCCTGTACTTGAAGCCAGGTACTCTGAGTACTTCGAGCCTGCAGCAAGTGCGGTCATCATAAAGATGACGGCGCCTGCGCAACTCGAGGACACCCAGAGCACGATGACCCTCCACCATGGCGTCTGCGTTGTCAGGGTCTCCGTGCCCCTTAGAAATCCTACGGATGGCCGCGTAAGCGAACCTTCCGAGGGAGTCCTGAGCGTACACCCGGTAGCGATCCACCACACTTTGAGGAAGCAACTCCATGGAGTCGCCTCCCCTCCACGTGAGGACCTTACCGTGCGCACGCATCTGGGCGGCACGAAGACCCGTCGACAGGAGGTAGCCGTCAAGCCCGCCATAAGTCGCGGACGACTCATGGCAGGCACTCGGGCTGGATGGCAGAGAGAGCGGAACGCGGATACTTCTTCCAGCTGTATGCTGAAGTATGTACTCGCGGATCGACCTCAATGCCCAATCCGATGTGGTCCCGCTCCGCTTCGACTTCTCTATGACGAGCGCGGCCTCCGCATCAGTCCCCGTTACCGGGGGCCGAGGGAGGGCACGCGCAAGCCTAGAGAAGGCGAACCCGTCAAGCGGTCTCTCCCATGCAAGCTTGTACAAGCAGTCCACCACCCTTTTAGGGATGGCGAGATTGCCTTCAGGCTTTGGCACATGGAGAGAGCCCGACCTGACGGTGTGGCACAGGCTCTTGACACACTTGGACACGTGAACCCAACCGCCGGGACGGCGGAGGGAGCTCACGACCCATTTGTGCAAGAACCAGGCCACACGGAGCGAGGACCAACCAGCGTGGACCAAACCAGACCAACAGGCTGTCCAAGCCTGCTGGTCTTCGGAAAATCGTCTCCTGGGGTGTCGGCCCTGCTTAAGCTTACGCGAAGGCAGGCGCTGCTTTATATCTTCCCGAACTCGCAGAGCTCTTTGAGGGGAATAAATAAAGGGCCTCGAATATCTTCCCGAACTATAACGAAGGGTTGACCAGGACCTTACCTGACCTTCGC